TCAGATATTGGCAGTCCTCAATCATGGCCGATATGACCTTTCGCTGACGGTCTATTTCGACGGCAGCTTCTTCCATCATAGGGAGCCAGCCATCCAAGATTGATAGGCTTCTTAGCCGCTCGACAATATCTTCACTCATTCCAAGAAACTCCCTATGTCTGGCGTTACCAAATCTAAACAAGGAACATAGAACTTCGCATACGTCTTATCTACATATCCTATAACTTTAGGTTCTATACCTCTTCTCCACCCGATCCACTCGTCTGCGGAAGTATTATAGTATATCGCTTTGTAAAAACAATCATTCATTTCGTTATTGAAATAGTATGTGTAATAGTATCCAGATCGGTTAGGTTTGGCATCAGGATACTTACTCCACGTATAGGTCATCAGTCTTTCGCCTTCATCCTCAAGAAAGTGGTGACAGCCTTTTCTTCACACGGTTCACTTATATATGATAGTATCGCACCATGCCTCATCATCAGACCATTGAATTTGCGATACTCTTCATAGAAATGCTCGTATTCATCTTTATGAACCCATTCCTCTGTGGTCTCTGAAAACATTCGGATACACCTATAATCTGTCAGGTCAAGTTTTTCGTTATTCTTAGCGAATGTTAACTCTGCCATATCCGAATCTTCACACTTTCGCCTTATCATAACATACTCCGATTCTGCTTTATTCTTGGTCATGTGTAGGCTCCTTTCCACTAAAAATATACACAATGCTTCGTCATTAGTCAAGAACCTCTAGAATACGCTGGCGCTTTTCTTCAAACTGTTGACAGGTCATCTGAAACAGTTTTTCAAGAGCATCTAGTTTAGATTGAGTTTCTGCTTGATTACGCAAGGCTTCGTCACGCTCTTTAGCCACATGCTTCAATGTAGCGTAATGGCCATTACGCTCTGAAATGGCGGCATCGAGGTCGGCTTCGGCTTTGTCAGCCCGCAAAGCATCGGGGCGACTACGCCACTCTACGACTTCCTTTGTCAGCATCTCACATCGCTCATTGGCTACGGCAAGGTCGGTACGGAGGCGGGTGATTTCGTCGGCAACTTTCTCAGACACGTAATGCCCCGTCTTGTCTATGTCTACGACGACTAGTCCATGTGGACCAAGGCGTTCCCGTAATTTTTCGACTTCCTCATTAGCGGCATCGAGGTCGGCACGAAGTTTCTTTACAAGTTTCTCTATTTGAACTACTGAGTCTGTAATCGATCCGTCATTAGGTGCTCCCATTAGTTCAGCATTGACTGAAATCAAATCAGTGTAATGCTTCTTAAACTCATTGGCTGCGGCGAGTTCGGCACGAAGCCGCAGATTTTCCTCATATACGCTTTCTCTTACTTGCTTCAATTGCTGCTGATGAATGTCATTCATCACTGTTCCCCCATAATCCAAACATATCCATCACTATTAAGATCAGAAATACACAGCCAAAAACAACATAACATTTGACAAACTGTTCTTCGCTCATTAATTGTCTCACAATTTAACTTTTATTCCCAAAAGTTCTTTTGCATGTTCAATTGCTTCTTCAATTGCTTCTTCAATTGCTTCTGAGTATGCAAGCTTGCGTTCATCAGATTCTTTATTTTTAATAAGAGTTAAGACAAAAAGAATCTTCTTTAGCTTATTTGTTTCTTCATCGGTCATGTTTTTCTCCTCATAATTTATGAAAATCTTTTTTAAAAAAAGAAATATCAGGACTAATCTCTATAATAAAATCTTCCTCGAAATACCAAGGACAGAACCGTTGTTTATTTTCCACCGACATGTCGTTGAAACACTCTTGAAAGCGTTCTTTCCATACGTTTCTATCTTTCAAATCTTGACCATAACTAATGGTAAACATACTTTGATTTTTATATGTGTTAGTTGGAGTCAACACATTGAACCTGGTTGGTATGCTCATAGTTCAATTACCTCATAAGTCTTTTCAAAAATAGCAGGAGCGCATGGGTAGAACTCGCCATGAACACCTTTAATAATATAATCATTAAGACGAGCAGTCATAATGCCCTCGAGGGTCATGATCTGGATAAATGGTTCTGTATTTCCACCACGTGGAATTAACAGAGCGTTACACCATTCTGCAATTTCTTTTGCTTTATTTTCTGTGAAGAGACGAGCTTCAACTTCAACTGGTTTCTTACGGACTTTCATTTGTTGCCTCTGCAATTTTCTTAATAACTTCTTTAGCTGATTCTTCTACGACCCAACGTGTTCCACCACCAGGTCCGCCGAAAACGATGGTAGATAAAGAACCATACTTCTCGCTGGATTCTTCAAAAACGCTTGTGATCCAGTCAATATTAATATAGATTGGATCGCCCCTGTACCTGCCAGTATTAGAAAGTTTTACAAACTTCATACCTTACTCCATTTCTGTAACGCCAGTTTCGCTGACAAATCTCTATACGTATTCGTTTTAATAATATGTTCGATAAATTCAGGAGACAATCCAGCAAGGACCATATCGTTGATGTCTTTATGATCCATTGACTCTGGCCAAATACAGACATTATACCCGTTCATAATGGCTTTGTCAAGTTTCTTTTTAGTCTCTATAGACCGAGGCTCGTTGTCATATACGATCGTAAGTCCTGATTTGTCAAAATCTCTAACTGCGCTAACCAGATCACCTCCAGCAGTAGCAATACTATTAGGAACGAACATACTATCAATCGGACCTTCAAGGACTGATATAATACGGTTACGATCCACAGTGTCCAAGCCATACAACTTAGGTATGCTATCATCAAGCACGATTGTAATGTATTTAACGGCACTCCCTGCTCTAAGGCTGCGACCTTGGTAGGCATGAACACTCTTATTACTATCCAGAAAAGGTATAAGAAGCCTCGTCTCATCTCTAGCCAGAGACTCAGTTGAAAACTTGTTGGGCACCAAATTATTAGTAAAATGCATAAAATTAGGACATGCGAATAACTTGGCATGATAAGGGGTAGGTATTCTTCTTTCATCAACAAATACTTTAATTGGATGGTTTGGTGCAAGTTGTGATACCTTCTTTAAGCCTTTAAGTGGTCCTTCTTTCATAAAGACCGGCTTCTTCATTTTGTTTACGAACTTTTCAAATTCATCTTGCTGTGGAGATTTACGATCAGCAAGTCTCTCTAACTGATATTCGTTATATAGATTTTGATCTAACATCTTAATAAAGTTAGGTATGCCCATAGTCGCACTGCAGTTATGGCAGTGAAACAACATCTTACCTTCTTTTTCGTAGATGTAACCTCTGGCTTTATTCTTATTTGATTCGGAATCACCACAGATAGGGCATCTGAAATTATATAGTTGTGGACCTTTACGCTTGAATTTATCTAAGCGGGATGATACCATACCAATATACTTGTGTTCAAGCCAATCCATATTATAACCACTTTGTTGAAAGGTGGGCTATTATAGTAGTTTATCGGGGAAAGTAAATGAAATTCTAGCTTAAATTAAGAACTTTTACGATCTGTGGACCATAAGCTAGAATAAAAGCTATCACCGTAAACGCACCCATATACATATACATCGTCTTTTCCATACTATTAATTTTAGTAGAAAGAGACTTGTATTGTTCTTCGCCTTCTTCTCTCAACTTATTAATTTCATCGATGACACGAATATCTTCGGCACGCATCGTTTCGTATACTGTTCTTAGCTTATTATCCGATTCTTCTCTACGTCTTTCAACTATATCCTCAAGAGAATCCATAAATTTTTCTTGTTGAGTTAGACGTAACTCATGAACGGCTATCATCTTATTAAGATCACCAGATATTTCTGTTAGTTTCGAAATAGCATCTTCTATCTTTGTTTGTCTATTTTCGAACATATCTAGTTGTCTTGTATCCATTATTTCTTCCCGATGGTTTGGAGTCTAGAAATAGGACCAATTATATCTACAATCTTTTTCTTTTTCGTTCTACCACCAGGTTCGCCTCTTGGACCAACACCAATACCTTCAACTCCACCTGCACCGGCTGAATTAGCTGGAACTGTAGAAGCAACATCTTCTCTAATTGGTTTTAGCTTGAATGCGCTTGGAAAGGTAGTATCGAATTTTCTCATTACACGTCCTGCGATTGCGTTAGCTTGATCTTCTTTAAATCTTTCACTACCGCCTTTTTGTCTAAAATGAATAAGCTCATGAGTAATAGTTCTCATGACATCAATAGGGTGACGGTCTGTTATTCTTATCCAGATATCATTACCCATAGAATGACCGAAAGCTGCCTTTTTGTTCTCTGCGCTTCCAACGTAATGAATCGTTGGTAACTTAGTAAGACCAAGTTCTTTAGCTGCAAACTTTACGAACATTTCGATTTCTTTAGGCGCTTTCATCAAACTTTCCTTAATTTGTCTACAATGTTCAGATCCATCTCAATCATATTCGTATCTATAACGGTTTCATCGTTTACGTTATAGATTTTATCAGGCATAATTTCCAGAAGAATCAGAAATGGCTTAATATATTTCATCTGAGGTTTGAGTTTTAAATAAAGAACTCTATTCAAAACTTCAGGACCAAAACAATTATTAAGAATAATAATATGATTGAGAATTAATCTCTCTTTCAGTTCACCATATTCAATGTATCTTGTTATTAATTTTTTAATATATTTTATTCTATTCAGATCTTCTAAAAAGTCTTCAGTAGATGCATACTCTACGTTATCGTAATGTGAGGCACAATATAATAAAAAATTCTTATCAGTCAGTTTTTCATACATATAACAACTATCTTTAACCTATACGACGATAATAACCATTATCAAAAATCCAAGTAGCGAATGAACCAGAGTTTGCTAAGTCAACGCTAGTAGTGAATACTCCATTGGATAGATTCTCAATTCTGTTTGGACTTAGTGTAGTAACTGTTGTCTTATATAGATCTCCGTTACTGGCACACTTAACTGTATAGATCTTACCATTAGATATAGAACCATCAACTGGTAAAGTAACAGTAATAATAGAAGCTGAAACATCAGATCTACAAATAAAAACTTCCTGAGAACTATTAGCTGAATGATTGTTCCAAGAAATAGTTAACATACTTCTGCTTAAAGAAGTGCTAGTAAGATTAGCTTGTAGTTGTGTTTTAGTTGGATAGTTAACAAGATTTGATGTTAAGATTGAATTGGCGTAAGCCACGGCATTAGAATACGCCGTGGCTGCTGATGTATTTACTAAGTTAGCTGCGGTTGTAGCGATAGATGCAGCGACGTTAGAAATAAAGTTGTTAACAGTAATAGTTCTGACCGAAGGTGCCCCTGAAGGATCTCGGAGGACTAAAACCCTGTCAGTGGAAGCAACGTTAGTTGTGACCGGAAGTTCAGATACTCTTTTACTGTTATCAGCCATTTATCACCTATTAAGCAGTAGCTGTGAATTTAGCGACTGCTGTATTAACAGAAGCAGCACCGGTAGCAGAAGCAACCGCCTTAACCCAAGTATTAACGCCTAGTGTAGCGATATTTGCGGTAAGGGTAGCTGATGTTTGACCGCTAAATGCAGTATTACCAACTGTAGTTGTATAGGTAACGTTATCTGTTGATTTATACCATAGATAGCTAATTGAAGCTCCTGATGGAACTGAAGTAGCTGCTGCAGTAAACGTTCTAGAAATATTACCAGAAACGCTACCAGAATTAGCGGCTGGATTAGTTGTAATAGTTAGTGTATAATCTGGGAATGAAGTGTCCTCAGCATCTCCAGTAATACCGCCAGCTACTAGAACTTCGTCAAAGATACGTCCAGAGCGACCGCCTTGACCAGTTGTTCTTAGAACCCAACCAGTATGAGCTGTTCTACCGCTACCAGCAGCAATTTCGTTATCGTCAACGGCATATTGACCAACCGTTACGCCGTCAAAATATGCGTTAGATGTAGTATTACCAAATAGAAGATCTCTATTATTTGTATTAGGTGCTTTTTTCAACTGTGCAGGAGCATAGATAGTTGAATTAGAAGCAGCGTCGTTTTTACCCCATAATGGCATTTTTAGTCCTCCTAGATATTTTATTGTATTTATTAATCTTTTAATCCTAGCATATCCGATAGATAATCAGATTTGCTGTTTATAAGTTTGTGTAATTCGCCTTCTTGAATCGTATGATAACCTTTATGGAACTTAACATTTTCATTTTTAATATTTTTAGTTCCCTTGGCGACAATTAATTCACTATCATCAGACTTTCTTTCTATAATAGAAAGATTTTCTACAGTATTTGGTTTTGGTGGAGGAGCCTGTCTCTTTGGCTCCTCCTTTTTACCTATAATAAGGTTATTGCAAATAATAGTCATTACTTCTTTGAATCAGTTAGTGTTTTTCTTGGTAGCTTCTCAGAAGTTGTATTATCTACTGTTTCACCAGAGTCGGCTGGAGCAACAGAAGCTGTTTCGAAGATCGATTCGAAATGAGCTAGTTCATTCTCTGAGAACATAATCTCTTCAACTTCTTCAGAAACCGATGGACCCTTTGGATTCATATTTCTTAGTTTTGAAGCCGAAGAACTTTTTTCACCAGCTACGTTTGTCTGATACTGCTTGCCCTTCCATGTAAAGTCTCCACCCTTACCACCAGCAGCCTTTCTAGCAGCAGCGAAAGCTGCACCGAAAGAACCTGATTTAGCAGTTGAGCTACCACCAAGGCTTGATGGACGATGTGGTGGTAGTGGAGCAGTTGTTGCTGAGCTATAGTTTGAATGAGCAGTTGTTGATAACTGTGATGGGCTAGTAGCACCACCAACGTTAGCTTTGCTTCCCTGACCAGGCGCTCTATTTGCCTGATCTACCTTTGGTTTTGGGAGTGGAGCAGCTACGCCTGTACCACCACTTTGGGCAACATTATCGCGTGGACGACCGCTTGATACTGGTAGAGTTTGAGTCTTAGCAGCATCTCTATTTTGAGCAGCGTTTACTCTATCTCTAATCATAGAATGACCAGCAACCGTAGCACCACCAACGCCAGCAGCGACAGCGGCAGCACCGGGTTTATCAGCAATAACCTTGGCGCCTTTACCAGCTACATTAGCGGCTCTATCAGCTGTTGTTGCTGAAGTAAACTTACCAGCGGCTCTACCGGGAGAAACATTTAAACCACTAGCGCCTCTGCTAAAGTTTTTAGCTGCGCTACCCCAAACGCCTTCTTCGATCTCTTCAGCTTCTTCACGAACGCCCTTCTTATCAAGTGCGCCCTTTGCCTTTGAGATTACATCACCAGCAGCGTTACCGCCCTTATAGCCAGTGTATGGTTTTGTTGGTGTTGATGGGTCAACATACTTCTTTGGATCTTTTGTTACAGCTGGACCAACATTCTCACTGCCTTTTGGACCAATAACGCCTTCTTCAACGTTCTTTGAAACTACTGAACGACGATGCTTTAGATAAGAGTCTGACTTATCAACCTTACCATCGTTGTTAACGTCATCGTCTTCCTTGCCAACTGGATCTAGCTTCTTTAGCTTCTTAGCAGCTTCAAAGATATTTCCAGAATTTACTGATTGTAGCTTTAGAAAAGCTGAGATTAGATCCTTATTGTCTTCCATTTCTGTTGATTCCTGTGTTGGTTGTTTGCCTCTTCTGGCCATGTTTTTGACGGATTGATTTGCTACTGGAGCAGCTGGTGCTGGTGCCGTAGTGGTTGTTTGTTGTGGTGTAGCTGGTGCAGTTGCTGGTGGGGTAGTAGCTTGTGGCTTAGCTCCACCAATATTAATATCAGGTAATGTATGCTTAACTGGAGCAGGTTCGGTTGGTTTAACATCACCACCAACATTTACCTTTGTCTGCTTACCAGTAGATACATACTTCTCTACTGGTTTCTTAGCTGTGCCTGTACCACGAATGTTTGTCTGATACTTCTTACCTTGATATTCAAACTGTCCTGTAGTCTTAGCGCCTTTTTCGGAAGCAGCCTTTCTAGCAGCAGAGAAAGCTTGTCCAAAAGTCATTGGCTTAGAGGGTGCGGTAGTAGATGTAGCAGCTGGCTTAGCTGGAGTTGAATCACCAGAAGCTGGAGCAGAAGTAGCTGGAGTTGTAGGAGTTTCTTCTCCCTTTTTACCAGTTAAAGCAACAGCGGCAGCACCGGCACCGGCAACTCCTGATAATACTGATGAAACCTTATCAGCTTTAGTTGAAGTTACTGGTCTAGCTGGACCCTTTGGTTCAGCTTTTGCTTTTGGAGTTGTAGGAGTATATCTTGGTGCTGGATATGATTCACCGCCCTTTGCTGTCTCTCCACCAACTACTTTAGCAGAAGAACCAGCGGTTGACTTTGGACCATGAATCTCACCTTCCAAAGGCTTAACCTTTGGTTTTCTTACCTTTGATACGTAAGAAAAAAACTTACCCAATCCTTCGTTAATATCGTCCATTTAAACTGTTCCTCTGAAAGTTTTTGTAATATTTATTATTTCAGCTTTATTGGCTCACCTTGAGCTAAAGGTTTAACCTTTGCCTTGGGTTCTAATTTAATACCTTCACCGGGAGCTAATGGTTTTTCGCTCTTTAAAGGTTCTTTAGGTTCTCTAACGCCTAAAGTCTCACCTGCTTTTCTCATATAGTCAGCGGCTGTGCTTGCTCCGGGTATTTTACCGATAGCTTTACCAACTTCTTGGCCAACTTTAGTTTGTCTAGCTAGATACTCTGCGCCTTTAGAAAGTAATCCACCAACTTCAGCTGCGGCACCGGGAGGCGTAGCAGTAGTAGCAACATCCCATGCTGCTCCTTTGTAATCACCTTTCTTAAACTTGTCATAGGGATCGGTGAAAACTGATTTAGCGGTATCTATAGCAGTTTGTTTAACGTCCTTAGCATCACCACCGTAATACTTAGCAGCGGCGGCACCAGCTGCACCACTTGCTGCGGTAGTAGCGGCAGTTGTACCGATGGCGCTCTTAGCTAATTTACCAATAACGCCTTCTGCTACGTTAAGATCAACAATCTTTTCTGGAGGATTAATGATAATTGGTGGGTTATCATAAACTCTTGTCTTACCATCTGTAAGATCATCTTTACCAGCGCCAGTTTCCTTAACGACTTTCTTGACAACTTTGGCTAAGTTTCTACCTTCATCAATTACGTTTCTAATTGAAGCATTTCTTGCTAGTGTCTTTTGCTTAGTATTCTTTCTACCAACATATTCTAGTTCTTTACGATCACCAGCATCTTTTCTAGGAACATTCTCAATGCTTCTGCGTTCGTTTTCTTCTTTCATAGAAGCATATCTTGTTTCTTTTTTAGCAAAGTGAGTCTTAACTTTAACTGGAACGTAATCTAAAATATCAAAGTTAGCATCATGTGGAACACCAAGCTTTGGACCCTTGAAACTAAAAGCTTTTGGCTTAGCAGGGGTTGGTGGATTTGTACCGGCTGGTGGAATTGGTGGGATTGCTACCATTGGCTTAGTATTAGTTGGAGCAGCAACCTTTGGTTCTGTTGCAGGTGTAGTCGTAACCGTAGGAGCAACTACTGGTGTAGTAGTTGGTGACTTAGTTGGTGTTTCGGTCTTAGTTGGAGTATCTGTCTTAACACCAGTTGTAGTTGTAGTTTTTGTTTCTGGTTTAACTTCAGTCTTTGTTTCTGGTGCTACTTTAGCTTTAGGGGCAACTGCTGTTTTAGTTGCAGGTGTAGTTGTAGTAGGTAACGTTGACTTCTTCGTAACAGTAGCAACTTCTTTACTACCAGCAGCGGCTGGAAGACCAGACTTTGTAACTACAGCTGGAACGTTATGAGTTGGTGCTGTTCTTAAATGACTTAGAAAATCAACAACTTTAGTTTTAACGCCCTCATTAACCTTACCTTGTAGAGTCATACTTGACTTCTCTTTAGCAAGCGATCTTTGTCTTGAGACGTTCTCAGGCGCCTGTGATTCGCTTCCCTCTGTGCTTTTTCCAGGTGGTCTGATATGAGGAGTTGAAGTTCTTACAGACTTAAATTGATTACCTTGAAACTTATCGGTTCCCATATGACCAACAGCTTCATCCATCTTATCTTCACTGCCAGGAAGTTTGCTATCCTCTTCATCTTCTTTTACTTTTTTCTTTGAGCTTTCGGCGTGTAGCTTACCTTCGCCACCAGTGCCGCTACCAACTAATCCGCCAACGTCCTCATCAATTGGCTTGCTATCTTTAGCACCAAAGGACGATTCCTTTCTGACTACTTTCTTGATAGCGTGCTCAAGAGTAATCTTAGGTTGATCCGATGGAGTAAAGTTGCCTGTAGCAATATTTCTGATGACGTGTTCTAAGCTTAGTTTATCGCTCATTGTTATACCTTTATAAACGATCTTAACATCCAACCCCATTTTTCATGGGCAGTGATGCGATCTTGAATAAAATTTGAAATACCGAATTTTCTATCTCTTTCGGCTAAAGCATATGCTCTATTCAAAGAAGCTAATACTCTCTCATTATCATTAGCTAATTTGGTTATCATCATTAGAGCTTCTGGAACATTCTTTTCTTCTTGAATAGTTGTTAACTCAAGAAAACGAATCATTGAACCGGGAGCAAAAGCATCTAAAGTTCTAATACTTTCAGCAATACCATCTGCTGCGTCTGATACTTCGTTATATATCTCATCGAAGAACTTGTGATATTCAGAGAAACTGGTGCTTCTTACATTCCAATGAAAGTTCTGTGCCTTAATAGCAAAAACATAAGTGTCAGCTAAAGCAACCTTTAGAGCTTCAGTTAAATCCATTATTCATCGCCTCCACCAGATGATCCACTCTTTCCGGGTGGATGCTTTTCAATTTTACCAGATGCCATACGAACAGCTACCATAGGCGTAGAAACGTTTGTTCTTTTACCTGTTGTCCCTTCTGGAACTGATAACTCTTCTTTAACGCTTGATGCCTTTAACTTTGTAGAAGGTAGATACTTCTCACCCTTTACGTTTGTCTGGAACTCTTTACCACCGTATGAGAACTTACCTTTACCACCAACTTCTGAACGAGCAGCCTTGAAAGCTTGTCCACGAGAGAAGTAATCAGGACGACTTGGAGGTGTTGGTGCGTTAACTACTGGATTAGAAGCCTTTGGTGCTTCTGGTGCCTTTGGAGCTTCATACTTCTTAGGCGTTAGAACTTGTTTCTCATAATCGGAAACAGAACGACCTTGTGCCTTATATGAAATACCTTTAGCTACATCAGATTGTCTCTGGAACTCTGATTTCTTTTCGCCAGCTGGTGTTGGTTCCATTACTGTGGCAGCAGCAGTGACAGCTGGACCTGTAGCAATACGAGCAACCTTACCTAGAAGACCAGCTGCCTTACCAGCAGCGGCTGGAATCTCAACTGGAGCAGTTGGTTTAACTTTAGCCTTACCTGCGTCGCTCATACCAGAAGATAGCTTAAATCCACCGCTCTTTTCTACGCCACCAGAAGTAGCACTAACAGTAGTTGGTCTTGAAGAAGAACCGAAACTAGCCGTTGGCTTTGGAGCAGACGTTGGAGCAGAAGCAGTCTTTGGTGCTGGCTGATTAGCAGAAACACGCTGTGGAGTTAACGTCTTTGCTGTAGCAGACGTTGAACCAGAAGTCATTGATCTCATACCGCCTGGATTGCTTGGAGAAGAAGTGCTATATCTTGTTGGACCAGTTCTTCTTAGTCCTTCGCCACCGGGAGCAGAACGTCTTGAAAGCTCAATACGAGCGGTTCTTGAAAGTTTTGATGGACCCATAGAAGAAGCGGTTGGAGCATGAGCCGCAGTAGCAGTAGCACCAACGTCTTCTGATACCTCTTTCTTCTTCTTAGCTGCTACCATTAGACGAGCAGCACGATGAATACCTTCTTCTCTCTTATGATGCTCACCAGGCTTCTTTTCTTTTTCTCTAGTAGCTTTCATAGCTTTATTTGTATAATCTAATCTTAGCTTCTCTGAAGTCTCGTTAATTTCTGTCTCTTCGCAATTCCATTTACGTAGTGAAAGAGCCTTACGAGTTGGTCTGCCTTTTTCGTCCTTCATTGGACCTGGCATACCACCCATTCTAGCACAGAAAGACTTACGACGCTTAGCTGCTTTACTGTCTGGATCTAATTTCGATGGAGGAGTTGTTACAGCTGTTTGTAGTTTTGAGCCTGGATTTTCTCTACGATAGGACTCAACGCCCTTTTTGTTAAGACCGCCTTCTGGGTTCTTACCTTCTTTACGCTGCCAAGCTGCGCTTTCCTTAACAACTCTCTTGATGACTTGACCGGGAGTTGATCCCTTATAAATGGCAACTAATTCATCAGATCCATCGAATCTTGATGCTGACTTATCTGGATCGTTTGAGTGTTTTTCCATTCTTTCTTTGCCTTCTTCAAGACCAGCTTTGTTTAACTTTGTATAATAATCTGGCTTCTCGCCTAAATGAGCAAGAGCAATTCTTTTAGCATCAGCGGCATGAGTTGTGTGTTCTTTCTCTACCTTGATGCCCTGTTTAACAGCTTTGTTGATTTCTGAAACAGGCTTATCGTATTTCTTAGCTAATTGTTCAGGAGACATTACAGACTTGTTTAGTTCCTCTTCTTTAACAGGAACACAATTAGGAACGGTTCTACCATTCTTCTTTTTCATACCAATGGCTTCATAGCCCTTCCAGCATGCCTTCTTAAGGTCTTCGTCCAATTCCACTGCAAATCCTCCTGCGATAAAAGAATTTACACGATCAAAGGCGAACTGTTCTGGTGAGTTACCAAATTCTTCAACCCAAGTCGTGTAACCACGACGATATACTTCCTCAAGAATATCGGTGGAAATACCTGATTTTTGTGATTTTTTGTATAGAGATAGCTTAGCTTCGTTAGTGAGAACTACGGCAGACTTTGCCTCTAGCTGAGAGTCATAATCGTTGAATTTCTTTACCATTTGGAGTTTCCCTTTAGGCTTATCCAATATTTAGCAGGTCTGCCGTAGCCTTACTGCACTAACAATCTTATTTATAAAAGATATTATCTTGATACTTCTTCCCAGTCCATAGAAGCGTATATATCAGCAGCACCAGCATCAGATGCAGCAACTAATGTTAACTCATAAGGAGAGGAAGTAAGTCCATTTCTTTCCAGCTGAAACTTAAATAGTGCTTCTTTTAGAATATCAACAGGACTTGAACCCTGATTAGAACCACTGGTCCATCCGGACGCCAAAATTCTTCCACCAGCAAAACTTGTTCCTGTAAGATTATATTCAACAGCAGAATCATCTCCTGCAGTAGTCCATGTTCCGCCTGTAGTTGCACCAGAAGCTACTACTCTCCAATTATAATTAGCATTGTTGGTTATTCCTAGTATCGATAAAGCAGTAAGAATAACAATAGCATCAAGTCTATCAGGAGAAGCCTTCAATCTAATTGAGACAACTGGATAATATGTATTAACTGTTGTTAAATCTCTAGGAGCGCCAATAGCTGTTCCAATGGCTTGTTGTAATCCTCTTAGTTCATAACCGCCTTCTGAAATAACAGAGGTGCAAATTTGTTTTAAGATGCTTGAACCAGAAGTAGTTCCAGTATTTTTAATTTCATAACGGCATGGTAATGAAGCTGTTGTAATATAAGTTGTTGTTACCAAATTTGAATGATAGAATGTATGACAATGAATAAATTTACCATCAATAACAAACCCAAGTCTAACGCAACCAACACCAAGCCATTCAATATCCATCCATAGAATTTGAGCTTTTGTGATATCTAATGTTAGAAGAGAAGCACCAGCGCCGTCTAATTTGTCAATATTCCAATTTGCCTGAGAAACTCTTGTTTCTTGCAAACCACCAGAGACAAAAGTTCTTTCAACAAAAGAAAGAGTTGTGCCATCTAATTCTAAATAAAAACCATTTTTGGCGCCGTAGTATCCAACACGTTGTCTTAAATTAGTTTTTGCTGTATTAAAAGCAAAAGTGTTCATAATCTGAAGGGATTTACCAGGCTGATAAGAAAATACTTTAGTTGTTTCACGAACAACTTCTGCGTTTGTTGCCGTAGATACGTTTAGATTAACAAGACCTTCATTAGTAGAAAAGGCATAAGTTCCACCAGCGGTATTAGAAGTGGACCATAGATTGTTATCACGGTAACGATGAGAGGAATCAAAAAGAGTTAGTGGACTTGAAACTCTGGCTCTACCAAAAGCATCAACGGCTGTTCCTGTAGGATTTGCTGGTCCAACTTGATTACCAAACTGATCGGCAAGCATAACAACTTCGAAAATAGTTTTACCATCTGGTAAGTATTGATGCGTATCTTTACGAAACTGTGCCATTATTTCTTACCTTTGGTTTTCTTATTGTTCATATCAGTAGGATTGTGAGCTTTGATGCCAATATCGTCTCTATCATGATGATGGAAATCTTTCATCACCTTTAACATAGCGCCATTGACTTTATCGGAAGCAAGTTGATTGGTCGTGACATATTGACTTACACCATCAACTGGGGCAGAAGGATCTCCTGTAACATAACCAAGACCTCTTACATCACCGGAAATTGTTTCTTCTTTGAAAAAATCTTTAAAAGAAAGCATATTGATCCTCTGAAACTCTACAATTTGTATTATTTAGGAAAAGAAAAAGGGCAAGCCTTTCGACTTGCCCCGATGAATTTCTAACAAAAATACGGTCGGGTGGAACCCCACCATTTACTCCCGACTATTCCGTGGCCCTTTCTTTATTAGGCTCGTGCCGCTTCCACTACTGTGGACTACATATTTTTGCTACTCTTATTTAGTATAAAGGAAGGCGTGAATCCTGCAAAACCACCGCCTAAATTAAGAAATTTCATATATTTTTTAGCATCTTCTTGTTTTTTAAAGGTATTGATGTGATACCCTGTTGCCTTTTCTTCAACGCAATAAGCCTCACCGACCTTTACGACTTTATAATCAAGCGCCATCCATAACCTCCTTCATAACTCTACGGATCTCTTCAACCAACACCTTACTACACACAGCACAATCTGGTTGCCAATTCATCATATTCAAAACCAGTCTTTCGTTTGGTTCATGAACAAATTGAATAGCATCCCTAATTTTTTCAGTGGTTATTTCGTTACAAGAACATACGATCAACTTTGTTTCCTCTCTTTACATTTATCAAAATGATATCTATACATACTATTGCTTTTTCCAACCTTTCCGCAGTGAGGACATTTATGTATTTTTTGAGTATGATGATTGCCTTCTTTTATTAATTTTAAATGAGCGTTTCTTTGCACATTCCCGCCAATTAAAGGATGTAATCCATTTTCTATCATTTTTCTGTTATGTTCAGAGCCTCTTTCTCCAGAAAAATGATGTTTTCCATTTTTAGATGCTATTTTCATAGGATTACTGTTTCCTATGAAATGATGCTTACCAGACTTTATCCTATCGGCTTGAACTTTTTTAGATAGTTCTGATAATTGTTCTGAAGACATTTTCATCTTTCTAGACAGCAACCAACAAGCACCCCAATCTCCTTGAGAATGATGTATATTGTAATGTTCTTGAATAGAAAGAGCAATTAAATTTGAAGGGTCGTTGTTTTTATCATTTCCATCAATATGGTGAATATCATAAGTTCTACCGTCCTCATCTTTAGGAATAGGACCATAATATTGTTCGTAAATACGACGATAAATACGCATAGCTGTGTCTCCCGTTAGAGCATAGAGTCCTTAGAGCGCCAACTCGTGAAGGACACATCTATTTATATAATTATGGGTTCCCCAAATATTGCATTAGAGTTTTAAGAAATACATATAGTGCGTTTGCGATTACTGCTGCTTTAAAAGCTGCCCAACCTAGTGGGTTTAATTTCATTGCACAAATAACGGAACGAAGTGCGCAAGGATAACCCGGAATAAACTAGCAAATAATATAGCAGGAACGATTACTCTAGCCCATTCAGGCATAGTTACTTGAATCCTTCAAACTTAGGTTTAGGTTTGCGCCGCTCTGTTTCTTCTTCCATAAACTTACCTTTGTCCATTACTGGACGATCATCTGTAATACCATCTTGAGCTGATTGCTCAACGTCGTATAATCGCATCTTGCTGCGATCCACCCCAAGGACGAACCTGCGATTAGACCCAGGATCAGAGTAACGGTTCTTGAGCTGTTTAACCATGATCTGACCGAGACTTTCAAGTTCTTCGGAACTGATGAGTGCAAACATAAAATCAGCTGTGGCTGGGAGTCCAAAGGATTCCGATGTATCCTCCAGTCCCACGTCGCTGTTCGAATATCCGCTTCGAGTTGTTTGAGTTGCAGTGACGATAGGGACGTTGTACTCAACTGCCAACCCTCGAAGCTCTTCTGCGATTGCTTTGACAAGGGTATAAGAATTGACGTTGGCTCCATTTTTAATCCTCGAAGATAGGCAGATGTTCAAATAATCAATATAGATAATATCAGGTTCAAAGTTCTTCTTAATTCTTAGTTCATTAAGAAGATGACGAAAGTTAGCAGAACCAGCGCAAGCTGTTGGATATTCTTTAATAATCAGCTTACCAGTAATCTTTTCCTTTAACTTATTAATCTTAGTATCATAAGTTTGTTTAGGAATAGATTCTAACTGATCAACAGTAATATCTAACAAGTTAGAGTCAATACGTTCTGCTATCCTTTCCTCCGCCATTTCTAGCGTGATATACAGTACGTTAAGCCCTCTTGAGATATTTGCTGCTGCGCAGTGGCACATGAATAGGGATTTACCAACGCCTGTCCCTGCCAAGGCAACGTTGAGCGTTTTGTTCGGTAATCCACCATTTGTAATTGTGTTGAAGTAGTCAAGATCGAAAGGAACTCTTTTCTCTTTACGATGGTAGAACTCGTATCTCTCATCACTGTCAACCAGAAAATCATGACCAATGTGGGTATCAAAAGAGACACCAAGAGCGTCAGTGAGGATTGTCGGTATATTTCCTTTGGAGATTGATCCATCTTTTTCATCCATTATTTTGATTGACTTCATGATCGCAAGATAAAGTGCTTTATCCTGACAGAACTTCTCTGTCTGATCCAAGAGCCAATCTAGTTGAGTGTTAGAATCAGCTTCAAGACCAGCAATAACTTCCTTGCTATCCTTAAAAGTCTGATCGTTTAGTCCTTCTTTATTAGACAGGTCTATTGCTAACGCTTCTATAGAAGGGAAAGAGTTATACTTTTTTACATAGTCATCAATAATATCAAAAACTACACGTTCTGAATAATCCTGAAAGTAATCGTTCTTGATAAAAGGTATAACCTTTCTGTTGTATTTATCGTTGAATAATAAATTAGAAAGTATAACTCTCTCAATGTTCATCAAACCTCCGTATTGTCTTCTTCGTCGTAAACCAAAGAGCCTTCAGTGTCAAGTGAGTATCTACGTTTAATATAGGAAGCAAAATCTGTTTCCTTGAAAATACTCATCCAAAATTCTTTAGAGTCCACGATATCACCCGCTCTGAAGTTCTTTCCATCCACTTCCCCAGTTGTTCTATCCACTTTGGCGTACCACCCAACTTTCGGCTTAGCCACATAACCACCTTCGAGGGCAATATCGAGCAGACCGCTCCAACGATTAATACCACCCTCATAACTAACGGTAATCGGTATCTTAGATTTTTCACGAACGTAACGGGATTTCTCAACATTAATGACAAAATGGTAGCCTTGAATCTCAGTGCCATCTTTTTCCTGCTGCCGTCCTAGAATCCAAATGTTATCCGCACCGTAGTAAGCGCCAGTCCCGCCACCAACAATATCTTTAGGGAACATACCAATTTCTTTGTAAGTATGATTGACTGCCACAAGGGGAATATCCTTTAACGTCAGGTGCGGGGTAATCATTCTGAATAGCGATTTAAGCTGCTTAGCACGAGACATATCAGCAACTGACTTCTCGTTTAGAGCATCTTCAACCTCTTTCTTAGACGCTAAATTGCCGATAGAGTCAACTATAATCAGGACGTTTTCATCACGAGTTATCTCTTTTAGTTGCTTCATCAGATCAAACTTAAGTTCTTCAACGTCTGTGATAGGCGTATGAACAACTGAATCAAGAGGGATCTTGAACTTCGTAAAATAACTCTGTGGTGTACCAAACTCCGAATCATAGAATAGAATTACACCATCTGGATACTTCTTAAGATAGGCAGATGCTAATAGTAAAGCAAAGCCTGTCTTAAAGTGCTTTGATGGACCAGCCAACATAGTTAGACCGGGAGTAATACCACCATCGATTGTTCCTGATAACGCTACATTAATCATAGGAACGGTAGTAGGAATCATATCCTTCTTCGTGTAAATCTTCGAATCAGTCAACGTTGACGTATAATCAATCGTTGAGTTTTTAATCAACTTATCCTTTAACGACATATACTTCTCCACTTAGCTCTTAATGTAAGCATCCATCTTCTTAATGAAAGCATCGATCTGTTTAGTTCTATCAGCACCAGCCCATTTAATAATATCCTTATCAGGATTCTTCTTTAGCTGTAGTAATAGAGGCATAATCATTTTACGTAGACCATCTAACTTGACCTGAACAGATCCTAGCTGATCTTGTAACTCTAGTTCTCCCGACTTTAGTTCATCTTCCGATGTGAAACCAAAATCAAAATCTATATTGAAATCATCTTCTGGTGTATCAGACATTTAATTCTCCTATGTGAAAAAACTTTCTAGCGTTGAAATATTCTCAGTTTGCCAACCTATAATTGAAGTGATAGCTTTCAGAGGGTCCATGAATGATTTCTCAAACTGTTGCTCTCTGTCAACATATCTTTCTAGATTGAATTGTTTAGGAAGAACGTCATGGATTGCGATAACCGTTTCCTGAATAGGATTTGGTTCGATAAGATATGCGAACTTAATCTTATCACCATCCATGATAGGTTGGATTTCCTTAACATCATGAAACTTTAGCATATTATTAAAGATTAAAGCGCCTTTAACATGAATAGGCGTTCCCTTCTTGTATATAGACGCTTTATCTGTATACTTTCCCATATTCTTAACGCTACGAGGAAATGCAATATCCTCTAGTGGCAGATCCAAGAACTCTTGTTTAAATGTAGTTATAAACTTCTTGAGTTCATCCTCAGTCCCGTTCATAATAATCTTTAATGCTTTCTTGATGTTCTCACGACAAGCATGTGGAGTAGAAGAACGAACTGCTTCGATGCCCTGAATCTTTAACTTTGGCTCACTATACTGTACGCCTTCAACATTCCATGCGTTGAGGATATACATCTTCTTAGCTTTCCAAATGCCTTTATTAGCAATAGTTTCACGCTTCATCTTCATCTTCTGTTGATAAGCGTTCATATACTCTGCTAATTCAGCGTAACAATTATCGATGAATGGTTGAATTCTATCTTCACAGAACTTATCTAGCGACTCAACTATGAGTAGTTGATCATCGCCGCCAATAACATCAACCACACCGGCCATACTAACATAAATCGAATCAGTATCTGAGGCGATAACATAATCAACACCCTTTGTCTTTAAAATCTTATTCATATAATCGTTAATCTTACGCTCAATCCATCTAATAGATAGCTGACCGGACATTGTAATAGATTCTGCTAGATCAAAATTAAACCAACGGAAATACTGATTACCTAGTGCGCCATAAGCTGAGTTAAGCTGAATCTTACGAGCCATCTGCATATTATGATAGCGTGAGATTAGCTTCTCGTCTTCTGAATTAGGATTATTTTCATAACGCTGTTTAGCTTCAAGCATTAACTTCTTATACTTTGTTCGGTCGTCATACATACGTTCCATCAAAGCTGGTAAAAAGCCTTGTTCGTCTTTGCGGTAAAAGCAACCGTTAGCAGCGTAAGTATAAGTGTTTTGACTTCTAAATGGAATCTTATCAAGAAGCTCTTCAATAGAAAGAGGCTCCGACGCTTTACCACAATAAGTCTCAGGACTGATATTATACTGCATAATAAGATGAGGATATAGACTGTTCAAGTCAAATGAGACTACCCAATCATTAAGTCCTAACTTTGGCTCTTTAACGTAACCACCAACTAGGTTATCAAATCCATGATTACGCTTGGTTTGTGGTATAACGATATTTTTCTCAAGGAGATAGTTATGAATAATAATATCCCAAGGACGAATAGTTGTCATTGTATCGTTAAAGTTCACCTTGGCGTCATAGGCTAGAGCCATAATCTGCTCAATAAACTTCAACTTATCATCAAGACGTTCTACTAGAACAACGTCATGG